TACTGACGGGCTCCGGGGAGAGGGGCTTGAGGATGAGCTGGTAGAGATAGCTCAAGAGGTATATTAAGAACTAAAGCGGAAAGTGAAACAGAAACTAAAATTTCTTTTCACTTTTCGTTTTTTTTTTGCCTAAATGAGGGGCTCTTTCCCGTTATCACTACTTAGGGAGGTGAGGAGTTGGAAATCAGTCAGGAAAGTAAGTTTATAGATGTGGCTTATGAGCTGGGTACATGGCTCAGAGAGGAGCATGGATCTGAGGGGCAAGCGGTAAAATCCGGGGCAATCTGTGAGATCTTCAATCTACACAAGGAAACCCTGAGAGGGTGTGTAAATTTCCTGAGGAGCTCAGGGATGCCTATATGCAGTAGCACAGGAGGATACTGGTACTCAGAAAAGCCAGAGGATATACAGAAAACACTTTCTCACCTTGAGGGGAGAGTAAAAGGAATAAACAGGGCAATCAAAGGACTAAAGGCAATACTACAGGAGAACACAGGAGAGATAAGAGGATAACCTTATCTCTCTTTTCGTGTAGGAGGGTGAAATGTACAGAGTGGGTGAAAAGGTAAGGTACATGGAGCCTCTGGATCATGATTACAGTTATGGTGAAATCATTGAATTGAAAACCGGGAGAGCCCGGATAAAGAAAATCTCATACCCTCCGGGGCTGGAGGTGGAGATTGCATATAGATACTTAGATCACTTAAAAGGGAGGGGAGTACCGTGGGAGCGGTTCATGTAAAAACGGTAAATGATAGGCTCCTCAATGTGGATTACTCTGATCCTGAGCTTATCAAGTCATTGATAAAAAACTGGAGCATGATGGAGAGGCTGGCTGAAAAGGGAGATACTGTAGCCCCCTGTATCCTGATGGATCTTGAAAGAGCCATAGGGGTAAATCTGGGAGAGATGGCTGAGGATAAATACAGGGGTTTTAAGCTGAGCCGGGGAGAGAGTGTGCTCACAGATCCTCAATTTATATCAATCGTGTATGTTCTGGGGCTGGGATACTCTCAGGAGGAGATAGCTTATGTTTTAGGCTGTACAAAGAAAGTAGTAAATGTGCATATCTCCAGAGGGATAAAGCGGATCATGATATTTCTGGAGGGTGAGGAGGCAATACAGGAACGTGAGGAGAGTAAGAAAAAGAGAAGAAGATCCAGCGGACAAATGGTTAAGGGAAAACGATCCCTATTATACAGGAAAAGGAAAGGCAAAAAACGTAAAGTATCCGTACCTCACTCCAGATCAAGAGGTAAGAAGAAACAGAAAAGAGATCCCTTTGAGTTGCTTGGGGGATGTTGATATGGACTTTTTACGGCTTTCTCATGATCAATAGGGAAACAAAACAAGAGTTTTATGCACAAGTATATAGGAGCTCTTGAAAATGATTTACATACTTTATGCAGTAAGGAGGAAATGGTTATGAATATGACAGAAAGAGAGCTGAGGTACATTGATCCTACAGAGCTGGTACCCTATGCTGGTAATCCACGTGATAACAGGCTGGCGGTGGATAAGGTGGCTACTTCAATTTCTGAGTATGGCTTTACTAATCCCATTCTGGTAGATGAGGATTATGTGATCTTAGCTGGTCATACCCGGAGAGAGGCGGCTATAGATCTGGGGTTGGAGAAAGTACCCTATATCATCATAGACGGGCTCACAGAGGCTCAGAAAAGAGCTTACAGGCTGGCAGATAACAAGCTGGGAGAGTTTTCTATCTGGGATGAGGATAAGCTCAAGAAAGAGCTGGAAAGCCTCATAGATGAGGATTATGATCTTTCCCTTGCTGGCTTTACTGATGTGGATTTAACTGAGTTACTCAAAGAAGTAGAGGAGGAGCTCCCGGATATTGAGGATGATGTAATCAAAGAGGAGAAAACTACTCTCCCTATGCTCCGGTTTGGTAGTAACTCAGTGAGGATCACTCAGGATGAGCTTATCATGCTGAGTAACAGATATAATGAGTATGTAGAGGCTGAGCCGGGAGAGGGCTTTGTTACATGGCTCCTCAAGAGAGGGATCTAATATGAGTGATAGGGGTTATACAATCTATGCTGTAGATTTTGATGGTACGTTATGTAAGAACAAATTCCCGGAGATTGGAGAACCTAATTACATTCTCATAGAAATGCTCAAAGAGCTGAGGAAACAGGGAAATAAAATTATCTTATGGACTTGTAGAGTAGATCACTGGTTAGAGGAGGCTGTAGGCTGGTGTAAAGCTCTGGGCTTAGAGTTTGATGAGGTAAATAATAACCTCCCGGAGAAAATAGAAAAGTGGGGGAATGATACCAGAAAGATCTATGCTGATTTCTACTTAGATGATAAAGCTGTACAGCCTCCGGGATTGTTTTACATGGGCTTTATGCCCGTGATAGAGAGGAGCCGGGGAAAGAAGTGAATCAGTTAAAGGTATTCTTTATAACGTGTTGCCTAAACTGTATGTGTTACGGGGGAATAGATACAGAAACTCCCTGTAAAGCAAAATTCCCATGTGTGGGGAAAACAGGCTTTGATTATCTCAGAAAAACCATAATGAGAAAACCAGTAAAGCCGGGGGAAAAGATTTCCTCCTCCCTATGCAATAAAGGGAAATGAGGATGAAATAAAAAACAGCAAAGCCGGGGGAAAGAGAGACAAGATTTTACTCTAAAAACCCTAATAAAACCTAATATAACAAATAAAAGAGTAAAGAAAGAAATACCTCTAAAGAGAAAAGATCCTTTGAGTAACATGGGTAATATCTCTAAGAGGTATTTTTTGTAAGAGGGAAAAATAACTCAGTTTAATCTTTACACTACTTTTGTTTCATACACGAAAATGAAATACAAAAGAAAGAAAACCTCTTGAAAAAGGGTGTGAGGAGCTGAGGAGAGAGGAGGTTTAGAGAGAAATGGCTGAGGATTTGAGCCAGAATAAGCCAGATGATAAGCCTGAGAGCCTAAAGAGAGTAAGAAAAGAGACAGAGGCTCAGAAACAGGCGTTTGATTTGTACTATGGCATGGGAGAAAAGAGATCCTTAGAGGCTGTAGCCGCTGGATGTGGTAGGAGTACCCGTACTATAGGGGAATGGAGTAGGCGTTTTGGCTGGAAAGATAGAGTTGTACAGAGAGAGATAGAGGATGCCGCTAATCAGGGCTCTGTAGCTAACTCTGTGATAGATGCTAAGGCTGAGTACAGAAAGATCATAAGAGCCCTTATAGCTGGCTTTGTAAAGGATTATAAAGCCGGGAAAGTACGGATTAAGAATATTACAGACTTTGAGAGAGTGGTTAAGCTGGATCTGATGCTCTTAGGAGAGGTAGCTCAGTTAGAGGTTAAGAGTGATGTAGCACTCAGTGAGGAGGATAGAAAGGCTATTTTTGCGGTAGCTGACTCTATCAAGGCTGAGATGGATGCTCTCAGAGGGTGATTTTATTGTGTACTTTGTTGAATGGGATACCTCAGATCCTCGTGGTTTTATAAAAGCCCTTTGTGCAAATTGAATAATTTTTAATATGCCTTACCGGATTGCCTAAAATCCTGAGGGCTATTCCGTTATTACTGGTTGAAAACAAAATACAGTAGCTCACTCAGGGGAGGTCATAACATGAGCAAGATTGGTAAGGGGATCTGTTTAATTGGTAGTGGTATCTGGGAGATGATCACAAAGGCGTTTCTTTTCATTGTGGGGGCAATCGTAAGAGCGGCTCTGAAAGTCTCCAGAGAGTACAGGAGGAGAAAGCTCAAGAGAGCTACAGCCTATGTGAATAAGTACGGCTTTGAGCTGGATCTCAATAGCCGGGTGAGATTGGATGGTAAAGCCTATTATGTGTTTGCTCTCCAGAGTTGCCGGGATATAGAGGAGCGGCGTGAGGTAGAGATAGCACTGATAGGAGTACCTCAATACAAAGAGATCAAGAGGAGGTTAAGAGCATGACAATTAACGAATACCAGAAAGCGGCACTCAGGACAGCCTCAAACACAGAGATAGCCTGTAGAGATAACCTGATGATCAATGGGGTTATGGGGCTTAATGGTGAGGCTGGTGAGTGTATTGATCTGGTAAAGAAATTTATGTTTCAGGGGCATGAGCTGAGCACTGAAAAGCTGGCTAAGGAGCTGGGGGATGTAGCATGGTACTTAGCGGTTACAGCTCATGCTATCGGTTATGATCTGGAAACAGTCTTACAGATGAATGTAGACAAGCTAAGAGCCCGGTATCCTGATGGTTTTGATGTGGATCACAGTTTACACAGAAAGCCGGGGGATGAGTGATGGATATATGCTCTGAGTGCTCTGGATCTGAGTATTACATAGATGAGAACGGGAAAGAGGTTTGTAGGTGTGACTCTTGCCCGGAGAATGGAGATACTGAGGAGGATGAGTGGGAGTAATGGAACGTGAGAAAACAGTAAATACCTCAGAGCTGATACTCAGTAATCTCAGGCATAACCTGAGGAGAGTAGAGGCTCATGTGCTGGGGAAAGATTATTACAATCTGGGCTCAGATGTATATAAGGCTGATGAGCTCATGTGTGATGATCTGATAGAGGCTTATGAGGATCAGAAAAAGGAAAACAGGGTACTTACTTTCCTGATGCTGGTGATGTTCTTTATGGTGATAGTGCTCCTGTACATGGGAGTAAATCATTTATGGGTATTCTAAAGGGAGGAGAAAACTATGGGATTGATGGATGCTTTTAACGCTGATGAGAGGATTACTGTTAAGGTAGGAGATCTATGGGAGCTGATGGATACCGCCTCTAAAGCTCAGTACCTTGAGAACGGTATCAAGGCTGGTGTACCTGTAGAGTATCTCTGGGGAGTGGTAACGGGTGAGCCTGTAAACTGTGATCTCCCGGAGAGCTTTGAGGGCTGTACAGATGATGCCTGTGATATTGATTTCCCGGATGAGGATGATGAGGATCTGGGTGTAGAGAGTCTGTTTGAGGAGAAAGTAACCATGTATCAGGAGGCTGAGGAGGGTAATATGTTCGTGCTTACCCCCTATGGTATGGAATGTACCCCGGATAAGATCAAGGCTGAGAGAAAGGTAGATGCTCCGGTAAAAGGGTATGAGCATAGAGTACCTGTAAGCTGGGTGGAAAAGGGTTATGTGAGAGAGGTAAAGGATGCGTAAGAGGAGAAAAGAAAACCTCTATAAGCTGATAGGTATCCTCATTATCTTATCTATTGCCGTGGGCTGGGCTTTACTCAGTGAAGCGTGGGAGAGAGCCGCAAAAGCTGAGGCAATGGATAGTAGAGAGCTACACTATGATGCTGATGATGATTTTATCCTCATAGATACTCAGGAGGGGCTCATGGGCGTGTATCACGGCTGTGATCCCCTTAATCATTTCTGGAGGAATAGCCTGAGGAAAGTAAAGCCGGGGCTGTACTTCTATGAGGGTTATGAGAATACCTTTGAGCTTACTATGGATGGTACAGATGCGGTGTACAGGGTAGAGCTGAAAGAAAAGGATCTGAGATACCTACAGAAAACTATAAAGCAAGGTATCCCGGTATTAGCATATTGAGGAGGATGTAGATATGGATATGATACATAAGCCTAAGCATTACTGTTTTTCAAAGTTTGAGCCTAAGGATGTGATCCGGGCATGGGGGCTCAATTTTAATCTGGGCTCAGCGGTGAAATACATAGCAAGAGCCGGGAGAAAAGATGATATCATTCAGGATCTCAAGAAAGCAAGGGAGTTTCTCACCTTTGAGATAGAGGCTCTGGAGGCTGAGCGGAAAGAGAAAGAGCCGCCTCAGGATCATGTAGATTGTAATTGTGATATCTGGGGAAAGCTCAGAAAGGCGGCTGGATACAATGAGAAAGAGCCTGATGGGGTAAGGCTCTCAGAGGTGATCTCTATGAGCTCTCAGGAGTTTACAGATAGGTTTAGAGATCTCCAGAATGGTGAGGGGCTCTCAGATGCCTATCACTTTGAGTTTGTGGATGATAGAGGTAGGAGATGGGTACTCACTCAGATCAAACAGGAATACCACGGGCTTACTAACAGGATCTTGATGATGGATCTGAGGCTGTGGTTTACGGATGGTAATAATGAGATGGAGCTGGTGCTTAGAGATGGGAGGGAAAAACGGAGATGAGAATTATCAATGCAAGCTATGAGATCATGGATGAGCTGGATGGTAAGGCTATTCTGGAAAAGATTGAGAGGGTAGCAAGAACCTGTTACAAGTCTGAGGATAAGATCACTGAGGGTAGTGCTGAGAAAATGGTAAGAGCCCTCTGTAAGAGCAATCATGAGGCTATGCTGGAGCATTTCTCTTTCTCAGTGAAATTCATTGTAGATAGAGGAGTATCTCATGAGCTGGTAAGGCATAGAGTAGCCTCTTTTGCTCAGGAGAGTACCCGGTACTGTAACTATGGGGGAGATGGGATCACAGTGATCAAGCCCTGTTACATGGAGGAGAACAGTACACAGTACAAGCTCTGGGAGAGTATGTGCTGGGAGGCTGAGGATGCTTATATAGCTCTGGTACAGGCTGGGGCAAAGCCTGAGGAGGCAAGAGCTGTATTACCCACAAGCCTCAAAACTGAGGTAGTTATGACAGCTAACCTCAGAGAGTGGAGGCATTTCTTTAAGCTGAGAGCTCTGGGCTGTACCGGGAAACCTCATCCTCAGATGGTAGAGGTAGCCTTACCGCTCCTCAAAGAGGTACAGGGAAAGATCCCGGTGGTATTTGATTATCTGGTAAAGTGATGAGCTGGGAGGGCTGAGAGGCTCTCCCTTTTTAGTGGAGGATATGGATATGAGTACAGCGGCGGTAGCGGTTTTGTGCTTTGGTTGTGTGATGGCTGGAGCATTTCTGGGAGTGATGCTCCTTTGTATCTGTATGGCTAATAATGGAGGAGCTGATGATGAATGTACAGGATGTGGTAGCCCTGAAAGTAAATCCGAAAACTCTTGTGAGGATAATGGATATTGATGAGCATGGGATAGCCTCTGTAGAGCTCTTAGAGGCTCAGGGGCTTACTTTTAAGGTGCTCAGTGAGGATCTTATAGAGTCCGGGGCAAATGAGCCGGGAAATGAGCTGGAGGGCTCTGTAAACATTCTGGGGACGGTATACACAATCAAGCTCATGGATGAGGGTGAGAGGTGTGCTGAGTGTGGAGATGGTATTACAGATTTCTCCACAAAAGAAATTAAGTTACTCAGAATGAAACAAGAGTCTATGAGCATGGCTGATCTCAAGAGGTATCAAAGGCTGGTGCTCAGGCATGAGATTATCCATGCTTTTCTTTTTGAGAGTGGGCTTAATTCCAGCTCTCACCTTGCCGGGGCTTTTGCTCTGGATGAGGAGTTAGTGGATTGGATAGCTATACAGAGCCCTAAGATCTGGAGGGCATTTAAGGAGGCTGGATGTGATGAGTGATTATATTGAGGTTGGTGGGCGGTGCAAGGCTAACCTTTGGCTCACAAAGCATAGGGTTATCAAGACAAAGAGCCGGGGATACAGATGTAAATACTGTGATCAGATTATTTCAGATCTGAGGTATCAGCAGAAAGTGAGGAAAAAGAAATGAATGTAGTAGTTAAGGTGGCTCTATGGGCTATATGCTCAGTGTGGGCTCTGTATCAGGCTCAGAATACTCTCAGCTTTCACGGGAGAGAGCCGAATGAGAGAAAGCGGTTTTTCTGGGCTTGTTCTGTATGGTGCTGGATAGGGATATTGGTTATGAGCATTGTTAAAATGATATGTTTACTGAGGGGCTGAGAGAGGCTCCTCATTTTCTTTGTGAGGAGGTGGTGAAACGGTGAATATACTGGATAGTGTGTGGATGGATCAGGCTAAAAAGGATCTCATAATCAAAGAGATAATCCTTACCTCAGACTTTCAGACAGCCTATTACATGGTATGTAAGTATATCACCTGTAGAAATATCCAGCCCTTACACATGAACCTCATAAACAATATCTCTCACTCTCCAGCCTCTTTAGATCTGGCTCCCCGTGGTTTTGGTAAGAGTACCGTGGGGGATGTGGATTACTGTATAACCCGGATACTCAGAGATCCAGATGTACGGATCATGATAGGCTCAAAGACTCAGGCTCAGGCAAGTGCTTTCTTGAAAGAGGTGAGAACACACTTTGAGCAAAATGTAAACCTTATACGGATCTTTGGAGACTGGAGAACCAGCCGGGAGAATGTATGGAATGATAAAGAGTTTACGGTAAACAGGCGTAAGGTAATCAAGAAAGAGGCTACTCTAACGGCTCTGGGAGCCTCTGGAGCGGTTGTATCTAAGCACTTTGATGTAATAGTGGGGGATGATTTAGTAGGCTTTGAGAACGCAAGAACAGAGGGACAGAGGCAAACGCTGAAAGATTGGTTTTACAGCTCCCTCTTTCCTACTCTGGAGCCTGATGGAGAGATCCATATCTTAGGTACCCGGTACAGCCCTCTTGATTTGTATGAGGATCTCATAAGGTCAAAAAACTATAACCTACAGATCCAGAAAGCTATAAACACAAAGGATAATCATGAGGTTTCCCTCTGGGAGGATAAGTTTTCCCTTGAGAGGCTCACAAAGATCCGGGAGGAGTCCGGGCTGATTATCTTTAATATGCAGTACCAGAATGATACAGAGCTGGCAAAGGGTAAGATCTTCAAGTACAGCTATTTCCAGTATTTTGAGGAGTATGAGGTAGATTATGAGCTTAACAGAGTCCGGGTAAAGATGCTGGATGAGAACAATGTACCTTACTGGGTGCCTGTAAGGATCTATTTTGGTGCTGACTTAGCACTTTCAGAGAAAGAAACTGAGAACAACGACTATTTCTGTTTAACGGTTATAGGCGTGGATGCTCAAAAGAATATCTATATTCTGGATTATCTGAAAGAGCGGCTAACATTTAATGCTCAGCTCAATGCAATTATGGACTATGGCAAGAATAAATTTCCGATGGTGGAGAGGATCGGTGTAGAAACTAACCAGTATCAGAAATCCCTTGCTATGGAGCTGAGGAGGCTGAGCCTGTTACCTGTAGTAAATATCAATACCTCAAAGGATAAGGTAACAAGGGCTATGAGGAGATCCCCTCTCTTTGAAAATCATAAGGTATTTTTCAGGATAGGGATGGAGGATTTACAGGAGTGCTTACTGTTATTCCCTGATGTGGATCATGATGATTTGTTTGATGGTCTGGATCACGCCTTAACGGTGGCTGATCAGGGTAATAATGTGAGAGTGCTTAATAGATCTGATTTTGATAGGTTGTAAAGGAGGATAATAAAATGATTGCAGATAAGCCCCGTGATGAGGAGATGAACATTGAAATAGTTACTCCCCGGTTTAGTGCTACATTTCTGGATGATCTGGTAGAGTACCATATGAGGAAAGTAGCTCCCCTGTACAGAAAGTTTGATAACCTGTACCGGGGCAAGGTAAAGATCTATAAGAAAAGAAGAACGGACGGGAAAGAGAAACCTAATAACAAGCTGGCTAATGATTTCTATGGTCAGATTGTGGATGATACTGTAGGTTACTTTCTGGGTAATCCTATTAGCATAGGGTATACAGAGCCAACGGATGAGAAAGCGGTGGGTAGGAATACCGCTGAGGCTGATGTAGGAGTGGATCTGGAGGAGGTAAAGGGCTCAGATACAGCGGTACAGGATGAGCTCAATGGCATTTTCTCAGATAACTACAAAGATGATCTCTTTATGGAGTGGGGGAAACAGAGCATTATCAAGGGTGTATCTCACTTGCTGGTATATCAGGATGAGGAGAGCAATACCCGGATTATCAAGCTCAAGCCTGAGGATGTAATCACGGTGTACAAGAACAGCTCCACAAAGGAGGCTGAGTACAAGATCAGGCTGTACAAGATCTCTACAGAGGATACAGATAAAACTACTCTCTGGGCTGAGGTGTACAGCAAGGATAAGATTGAGGTTTTCAAACAGGTAGATAGTACCGTACAGGGAGCTCAGGGTAAGAGCGGCTTTGTATGGGATCATGATGAGCCTCATATCTATGGGAGAATACCTATCATTACCCTCTATAACAATGAGGAGGAGATGAGTGATCTGGAAAAGATTGAAACTCTGGTAAATGATTATGATAGGGTTATGAGTGATATCTCTGATGAGTTTGAGGCTTTCAGAAACGCCTATCTGGTGATCAAGGATATGGTAATGAACGGGGACAGTCTACAGAAACTCAAAGAGGAGGGTATTGTAGAGGTAACAGATAGCGGTGATATGAGATTTGTTACCAAAGAGATCCAGACGGATGCACTCAATAGCCATTTAGAGAGGCTGGAGAGGAATATCCATAAGTTTGCTCAGGTACCGGATCTTTCAGATGAGAATTTTGCAAGTAACCTCTCCGGGGTAGCTATCCGGTTTAAGCTCTTTGGGCTTGAGACAAAGTGCATTATCAAAGAGCGGAAAATGGATAAGGCTATCAGACAGCTCTTAGAGGTGCTGAGTGTGCCTATCAGGGTGAAAACCGGGAAAGAGATTGATCTCAGACAGGTAAAGATAGAGTTTTCCAGAAATATCCCCATGAATATTACTGAGATTGTAGATACCGTGTGCAAGCTGGAGGGTAAGGTAGACAAGGAAACCCTGTTAGCTCTCCTCCCCTTTGTAGATGATCCTTTAGCGGTGCTGGAGAAGCTCAAAAAGGATCAGGAGGAGGCTAAGAAAGAGAATGATCCCTACAGCCTCCAGAATAGCCAGAATGATGCTCAGAACCTTTTCCCTAACCTCAATCAGGGAAATACACAGGGTAATCCCTTTGGGGGCTTAAATGGGGCTCAGAGAGGCTCTGAGGAGGTGATCTGATCCTATGGCTAATGTGGGCTATGTGAATAAGGCTGTAAGGGCTATGTACGGTATCCCCCTCTCACAGCTCACTCCAAAGCAAAGAGCAATCCTCAAAAAGGACGGGGAGAGGAGAGCAAAGCTCATAGCTGAGAGACAGAAAGAGGTAATGAGGGATAACCGGAAAGCCTTTGAGGATGAGGCTCAGTTTGAGAGGGTACTCACAAAGCTCTATCAGCAATCTCAGGATAAGATCTTAGCTGATGTTACAAAGGTAATAGCTGAGGTAGAGGGTAATGGTGGAGTGTGGAGCTATGCTAATCAATCAGCTCTTACCCGGAGTAAAGGCTTATTTGATCAGATCAATGCTGAGTTGGGGAGGCTGGGGGTAAAAGAGGTTAAGGCTTTTAACTCTTTCCTCACAAATGAGTATACAGAACAGTTTACAAGAGCTCTTTTTACTCTGGGGCAAACAATGCCCCTCAAGGGTGAGGGAGCTTTTGCTATGCTCAATCCCCGGCTGGTACAGGATACCCTTAATTATCCGTGGAGTGGGGCTATGTTCTCTGATAGGCTCTGGATAGATAAGGAGAGGCTGGGGAGAAACCTGAGAACGGGGCTTACTCAGTCTATGGTACTGGGTGAGGGTATCCCTCAGATCACAAAGAGAATCTCAAACGGGATAGAAACCTCTAAGTACAATGCTGAGAGAATAGCCAGAACGGAAACAAAGAGGGTGTGTTATACCTCTCAGGAGGCGGCTTGGGAGTCTCAGGGTATTGAGGAGCTTAGGTATATGACAGCCGGGAATGGTACAGGGGCTAATATCTGTGATGTTTGCCGGGAGTGCCATAACAAAGTATATAAGCTGGGGGAGGAGCCTACTTTACCCCGTCATCCTAACTGTAGGTGCTGGTATGTACCTCTTACCCCGGATACATTCAAGCCGGGGGAACTGAATGAGCTTACAAACTCAGTAAGAGGGGCTGAGAACTATGAGAAATGGATGGAGGCTAATCGGGATAAACTTAATCCTGATGGTACATTAAAAGAGGGCTGGGTGAGAGACTGGAAAAACGGTGGAAAGCTGGTTTATGATCCTAACCGCCTAAAGGATGATAGGGTATTCCGTTATCACTCAGTAGAGGAGTATCAAAAGAGGATCTCTGAGATGGAGGGTGAGATAAAAGATCTACAGGATCAGAAACTTGCTACTACAGGGGTGCTCAAAGGTATCTATACCCCTGAGGAAAAAGGCTATACAGATATTTCCTCAGTGGCTAAGATTGATAAGGAAATCACTCTCAAGATGAAAGAGCTGGAAACAGATCAGATTAAGCTCACTTATGAGATGAGGGATTTCAAAACTAATCCTCCTAAGCCCCCTGTTACGCCTAAAACAAGCTCAAGTGTACCGGGTGTATCTGGTATACCTAAGGGCATGGAAAAGGCTCTCACGGCTCCTACAGGCTCAATCAATGATACTTTTACCGCTGAGCTGGGTAGAGATATTAGAAAATCCTTTGATAGTAGCCTGAGATCAGCTCCCCGGTGGGGAGACTGGGAGGAGAAACGCCTTGAGGAGCTCTATGAGCAAAGGAAACGCCTCACAGATAAGAAAGCTATTAAACAGATTGATGCTATTATCAAAAATCAGGAGGAGGCAAAGGATCTAATCCTCAATCCTAAGGGTAGGGTTGTGGAGTGGGATACTCCCGGCTCCTTTAAGCTCAAGATACCCCCGGCTGAGCATATAGATCCCCGGATAAATCAGAGTGAGTATTATCTGAGGTACTCACTGGTAGAAACCAGCTATCACAAGTATAATTATCTGGTGTATGAGGAGAGGCTGGGAGGAAAATACTATATTGCTCTCTCAGGGGTATCCTCAGCAAAGGAGAGAAATGCTATACTGGCTATAGCGGATGATGTATTTACCAAAAATCCACGGGCTATAGGTGCTAAGCTGAGGGTGGATACAATGGCTTGTAAGAAAGCCAGCTCAGGGAGTGGTATCACTCTGGGCTTTTATGAACCGGGTAGGCATAGGCTCACAGTGAGAAACTTTAAGAGCTATGCTGAGATCTATGGGATCTCAATGGAGGAGGCTCAAGAGAAATTTGCTGGTACAGTAGCTCATGAGTTTGCTCATATTGTTCACAGCAAGAGCCCCACTCTTTCTCAGGTAACGGCTACAGAGGCTCAGTGGCAATCATGGAAAGATCTGATAGAGCCCTACTATGATCAGTACCGCAAGGGTAAGATTGTAGATTTCCGTAAGGAGTGGGAGAGGATGAATTATCCTGTAAATGCTGAGGACTTTTACCGGGATAGGGGTAAGAACCATTTCTATCAAGAGATGTGGGCTGAGAGTACGGCTATTGTACAGGAGCACGTTTCAGAGGGAACCAAAACCAGAGAGGTAGCTAAGCTCAAAAAGTATTTCCCTAAGGTATTTGAGTTTATCACGGCTTTCTATGCCGGGGAGGTGTGAGTATGATTTTGAAAACTGGAAACAGTGATCTTGAGGGTACAAAGTGGGATCTTGAGGATGTGTTTAATCTACAGGGTATGCTCACTGATGAGGAGTTTGAGGAGAATATCACTGATGATATGGGTGATATGAGGCGGCTCAAGGTGTGCGCTAAGATCCTGAATGAGAGAGCGGCTTTACCGGGGAGGTTTAAGGAGCTGGTAAAGGATTATCAGAAATCTGATGCTGAGGTGCCTGAGATCTGGTATTGAGGAGTATTTAGAGGCTGTAGCCCTATGGGAGAAATCCTGTAGGGCTCTTTTTGTGCTTAATTTTGAGTAATATGGGTAACTTTTTCCCTCTTAGATGCACAAGGATATAGAGGGATTTTTACATAAAACCTACGGGGGTTATGTAGTGAATAACTTTATCAAAGGAGGATTATGAACATGGCGAATGAAGCAACGAAAACCACGGAAACCGCAAATGTTGAAACGACAGAAACCAAAACCACTCAGAGTACAAACGCTGAGCCCACTGGTACCGGGGCTGGAGCTAAGACTGAGGAGGAAAGATGGGCTGAGCGTGAGAAACAGCTCCGGGAGGAGATGCAGAAAGAAACTGAGAGGCGTGTTACTGATGCTGTGAAAACAGCTAACGCTAAGTGGAAAAAGGATGCTGAGCGTGAAAAGCTCTCTGAGGAGGAGAGGAGAAAGCTGGAGGATCAGGAAAGAGCTCAGGAAAATGCCCGTAAGGAGCATGAGCTCATTATGAGAGGTTTACGCCTTGATGTGGTGGATGCAATCTCTGAGCTGGGTATGGATGCCGGGTTTAGAAATCTGGTAGCGGTGGATGATCTGGCTCTCATCTCTGATGAGGCTGAGAGAAAGCAGAAACTCACAGACAGGATCAAGGGCATGAAAAAGCTCTTTGATGATGAGGTCAAGAAACAGGTGGAGAAAGAGAAAGCTGAATTTCTCAAGGGTCATACTCCCCCGGCAAGTAAGGAGAAACAGCCTGAGGCTGATAGCTATGCTGAGGCTAAAAAGGCTGGAAATGTTAAGGGTATGCTTTCCGCTAAGCTGGAGGCTTACCGTAACGGTGAAGAATAAAAAAACTATGAAAGGAGATTATTGTTATGCCGATGCTTAAAAGATCTGATTTTTTAGCTAATGAGGTTGTGGATCTGGCTGAGGAGATTGCTCTGGTATCCCCTACTGATACCCCTCTTACTACTCTCCTGATGGGTAGAGGTGCGGTTGTCCCGGCTACTGATATTACTGTTACTTGGAGGGAAAGAGCCCTCAATGCTACAAGAGGTACTCTGAAACTTGAGGGTGCTGATGCTGGTGATCCCATTCTTTCCAGCCGCACCACTCTGAGTAATCTTTGCCAGATTATTGAAAAGGTTACTCAGGTATCCGGTACCGCTCAGGCTCTTAATCCTAAGGGGATTGGTAAGAGCTTTGAGGCTGAGGTCAATGATAGGCTGGTGGAGGTCAAGAGAGATCTTGAGTGGTATTTCCTGAATGGTACAAAGGCAAGTGAGAGCGGATCTACTCCCCGGCAGATGAACGGGCTGGTAAATCTGGTCAATGCCGATAACGTGCTGGGAGATAATACCTCCACTACTCTCACTGAGGATCTGATCCTTGATGGTTTTGAGAAGATGTGGAACAAGGGCTCTCAGGGTGAGTATTTTGCCTTTGTCAATGCCACAATCAAGAGAATGATCAATAACCTGTTTAAGAATGGCTCCAATGTCCGGGTGAACATTGAGAACGGGCTCAATCAGGTGATGGGTATCACGGTACAGAGGGTTGAGTCTGACTTTGGTGTTATCAATCTGGTGGTTGATAGACAGATGGCAGATTATACTTTCCTTGCTGTGGATCTGGATCAGGTTGAGATTGCTCAGCTCCGGGGTACTTTCTATGAGGATCTTCCTAAGGCTGGTGATTACCTGAAAGGTCATATCCTGAATGAGAGCTCTATCAAGCTCCTGAACAGCTATGCCGCTTTCAAGATCATCAATGTGGGTAAGTCCACTACCTGATAACCCGGTGAAAGGGCTCAAAAAGTCCATATAACGATTTTACAGAAAGAGAGGTGTATGTCATGGCTACAAAGGCTAATGAGGCTCCTGAGGCGGTTCAGAACGCTACAGAGGGCAAAGCAACGAAAAAGAGTAGAGAGTATAAGCTCAGATCCGGTAACAAGTATCTCACGGTGGGGAGCTTGGGAGTACAGTTTATCAATGGGCTGTATGTTACCCATGATGCTGATGAGGCTAAGGCTCTCCTCACTATTGATGATATTTCTCTGGATGAGGGGTGAGGAGGTGTAAACCGTGGAGAGCTTAGAGAGATGTAGGATTATCTTGGGGCTCTCAGCGGATAACACTAAAAAGCTGGAGCTTGTACGGGTATTACTTGAGAAAGCCCGTGAGGATATAGAGCTTTTTTGCCGTGATACTTTCATGGAGGATGTACTTGATGAGAGTGGAGTGGTGATTGAGCAAAAAGATGTGTTTCCTCAGCGGCTCAAGTCTGTACAGGAGGATCTTGCGCTTGCCCGGTATCGTAAGCGTGAGGCTGAGGGATACGCCTCTCAAACTCTGGGGGATAATACTACCAGCTTTGAGGCATACTTACCGGATGCTATTAAACAGCGGTTATATCCGTATGTACGCCTGATACCCCGGAGGTGATACCATGTTTTACTTTGATAAAAGAGTAATTGTAAAGCGTTATTCTGAAACGCTGGGGGAGTATAACCGCCCTGTTAGATCCCTTGAGACTGTAGGAGAGTTTGATTGTACCTTTAGTGCCGCTGAGGATAATACTAACCAGCTACAGCCACAAAAAGAGAACCGAACAAGGGGAACCTTATACACAGATAAAGAGTGTGATATACGGCTGGGGGATATCCTGTATATCTATGAGCTGGATGAGTATGATCAGATCATACCTGAGACAGAATACAAGGTAATAGCGGATAAGCCGTATAAGAAGCGTACACACTTAGAAACCTCTTTCATGGTAGATGAGGAGGTGTAAAAGGTGAGTAGCTTTGAGGTACCCGGATGGGAGGATTTCATAGCAAGGGCTGAGAGAGCGGCTGATAACATGGATCAGAAAAAGCAGATACTTATTACCCGGATGCTTACAAAGATAAATGAGTATGTGCTCCCTAAGATCCCTGTAGATACCTCAAGGCTGGTGAGTAGTTTCCAGATAGGTACTGTAACCCCTGATTATGGGGAAACGGGTACTAATGTGGAGTATGCTTTGTATGTGAATGATGGTCATGTACAGCATAAGCGGTTTTTACCAGTGAGTTACTTATCAGCAAAGGGGAGATCAAAGTATATACACCACGAAAAAGGCGGTAAATCCTCTAACGGGATAATGCTAAAGGAGAGATATATACCGGGTGTGTTTTTCCTTGAAAAGGGTTTTGAGGAGGCTAAGCCTCATCTTAAAACCTTAGGTGAGAGCTTTATGGAGGAGATAGCCAGAGAGATAGAGGGAGGCTAAGATGAGGGTATTAAACAGTATATGTAAGGTGATAGCGGATCATAACCCCGGTATCCCTATACATATCATGGATGTGCCTAACGGGTTTAAGCGTCCCTGTTTTCTGGTGACGCTTGCGACAGAGAGCACAAGCCTTATAAACCTCAATGTTTATGAGGATACTCCCATTTATCAGATAGTTTACTTTAATACCAGAAATGCGGCTGATCAGGTATATGCTGAGGGGCTGTATGAGATGAGGGAGAGCCTGAAAGGGCTTTTTCTTTTTCCCGGATGCTTTCCGGTAATTACCCCGGAGGGGGAGAAACAGAGATATGCAAAGGTGGATAACTTTAACTCAGAGGTGAGGCTAAGTGAAAACGCTGTATATACAAAGTTTACCTCCTCATTTACGGATGATGCCCGGAGTGATCCTAATGCTGGGTATGAGGCTATTGAGGATGTGGAGTTTGAGGTTACAAAAAACAATAAGAATTAGCAGAAAGGAGAGATGCTAAGATGGCTATGGGATTGCCTAACATTTTCATTGAATTTGTGAAACAGGCTATTCAGTCTATCACGGTGGGAGCTACTGGTGTGGTAGGTGTAATCCTGAAAGATGCGGCGGCTCTTGCTGGAGGTTACACTGTCAGCGGTACAGAAGTGATCCCGGATGGGCTGAGTGAAGCAAATAAACAGTATCTTACAGAGGTTTTCATGGGATCTCCTCAGAAAATCTTTCTGTATGTGATCAACGGCTCAGCGGAAACCGTGAGCTATGCGGATGCCCTGAAATTCTTTTCTATCCACAGAACTAACTATATCTGTGGAGATCCTACGATTACAACGGCTTGCAGAACGGAGCTTGTGAACTGGGTTAAGGCTAAGAGAGCCTCCGGTAAACAGGCTCCTAAGGCGGTTGTACCGGGTCAGGCTACAGCGGATGATCATGAGGGTATTATCAATGTGAAATTTACCGGAGGAGATACGGTTAAGGCTGGAGATACCACTTATACAGCCGCTCAGCTCTGTGGGCGTATTGCTGGTATCCTTGCTGGGCTGGATCTCACTCAGTCCGCTACTTACTATGCTCTGGATGAGATCACTGAGATCCCGGATGCTGAGGATAGTGCTGTAGATACCATGATTGATAACGGTTTCCTTACCCTGTATGACACAGGCTCCAATATCGTTATCGGTAGGGCGGTTACTTCCCTCAAGACGGTATCTCAGACAAAGACTGAGGATCTGAAAAAGATCAAGATTGTAGCCATTCAGGATATGATCACTCAGGATATCACGGATACTATCAATCAGAGCTATGTGGGTAAGTACAGTAACTCTTATGATAACAAGTGCCTCCTGATTGCGGCTATCGGTGGATATTTCACTGAGCTGGAGCGGAGAGGGTATCTGATGGCTGGAGCCTCCACTATTGATATCAATGTGGAGAAACAGAGGCAGTACCTTGAGAGCACTGGGGTAGATACCTCTGAGATGGATGAACAGGCTATCAGACAGGCTAACACTGGATCTCATGTGTTCCTTGCCGGGTCTGTAGGTATTCTGGATGCTATCGAAGATGTTGATATCATCATTACCAAAGAGTAATGGGAAAGGGGTGAGAAAACATGGTAGAAGCTAAAAGAGTAATGTCCGGTACCTTTGGTGAGCTCTGGCTGGATAATGACTATGTAGCAGAGGCTACAAAGTCTCAGGCAAAGGTAGAGTTTAACAAAGAAGAAATCAAGATGTGCGGTACATGGTTCACTGATACAAAGGTGGTGGGCTGTACTGGTAAGGGCTCTTTCACTCTGAAAAAGGTCAATACCCGGATGGGTATCAAGCTCAAGGACTATATCAAGAAAAAGAAAGATCTGAGATTTACTCTGATCTCTAAGCTGGATGATCCTGATGCTTGGGGAGCTGAGAGATGCAAGCTCACGGGTGTATCCGTGGATGATCTTACTCTGTTTGACTGGGAGGCTCAGACTCCCGGTGAGGTGGAAGTCCCCTTTACTTTCACAGGCTATGAGTATCTGGATACGGTGAAGCCTCAGAAATAAGCTGAGCTGAGAGTTATAACACAATTACATAGTGTGGTAGGGGATATGGGCTAAATAGCCTGTATCCCCTCATTTTTTGGATTATAGGAGGATTTATAACAATGGCTAAGAATGAAGTAATCGAAAATGAAGTGATGGAAGAAAAGAAAGAGGGCAATGTAGCGGCTAAGAATATGCTGGAGCTTTTGCTGGGTGCTGATCTGGGTACTATCAAGATGCCTCACAAGGATATGGAGATCTCCCGGCTCTCTGAGATTTTGGGTGCTCCCTTTATTGTGAGATGTAATGCACTCTCTCAGGATAAGCATGAGGAGTTACAGGATATGGCTGTAGATATCCGGGGTAAGGATGTGGATCTGGATGTGAACCAGCTCCAGATTATGACTATCATTGAGGGAGTAGAGGCTCTGGTACCTAATGAAAAGGGTGAGCTGGTAGCCGCTGGGTTGCTCCTTAAAAATAATGAGCTCAAGGCTAAGTTTAAGGCGGCTACGCCTAAGGATCTGGCTAAGGCTCTCTTTATGCCGGGTGAGATCGCTAAGCTGTATGGAGCTATCTCTGAGCTTTCCGGTTTCTCTGATGAGGCTGTGAAAGAAGTAAAAAACTGATAGATACGGATGGGCTAACTAACCTCATGTATTACTACTGGGTAAAAAGAGGGATACGCCCGTCCGTATTTTATTCTATGTCAAGGGGAGAGCTCACAGTGATACAGGCTTTCTACTCAAGGGAGCTTGAGGAGCGTGAGGAGCTCAGTAAAAAGCTACAGAATAATCATTAAAATATTGCCCTCATAGGCTATGTAAAGGAGGTGGAGTGCATGGTTGAGTTTGGGGCAAGGATAAAGCTCAATGATGGTATGTCCGCTACTCTGATGAAAAACATACAGCAGATGAGGACTTTTCAGGAGCAAGTAGAGAGTACCCGTCAAGCCTTAGATGCCTACACAAATGCTAAGTACAGTGTAAATGTGGAGGATGGAGAGGCTAAGGGTAAGCTGGATGCTATGGCTCAGCATATCATGAGTTTACATGATCAGAACCTTGAATTTCAGATAGCCGCTAATGATGAGGCGGCTCAGCAGAAAGTAGCTGATATCAAGGCTAAGATGGAGGAGCTCAAGGGGAGAGTTGTTGAGCCTATAGTAAACCTCAAGGATCAGATCTCTCAGAGGTTAGATCCTATTAAACAAAAGTTAGAGTTACTCAGAAACAGGGTTGTTTCCCCGGTGGTTACTCTGGCTGATAGGGCTACAGTGGGCTTGAATAAAATCAAGTCTACTTTCAATGCCGTGAAATCTCAGTTTGTATCTCCTTTGGTGGCAAGGATAAAAGATGAGGTTTCCTCAAAGGTGGGGGCTATCAAGAGTAAGCTCTCAGCTATCAAAAATACTATAGTAACTCCCATTATCAGGGCTAAGGATGCCGCCTCAAATGTTATCCAGAAAGTAAAGGATAAGTTTAACCAGATCAAAGAGGGGGTAAAGTCAAGGATAGGCTTACAGGATAACGCTACTCCCGGCTTGAATGGTATCAGCTCCCTCTTAAAGAAACTGGCTGTAGGTACAATCATTACAGTAGGTATCAAAAAGGTGGGAGATTTTGTAGGAGCGGCTGTAAGTGAGGGGGCGGCTCTGGAACAGAGTTTAGGCGGTGTAGAAACACTGTTTAAGGAACACGCTGATATTGTAAAGAAAAATGCTGATCTGGCTTATAAAACAGCCGGGGTTAGTGCTAATGCTTACATGGAGAATGTTACCTCATTCAGTGCCTCCCTTTTGAACAGCTTACAGGGTGATACAGCAAAAGCCGCCTCTGTAGCGGATATGGCTATGATTGATATGTCAGATAATGCTAACAAGTTTGGCACTGATATAGGATCTATCCAGAACGCTTATCAGGGCTTTGCAAAACAGAATTATACCATGCTGGATAACTTAAAGCTGGGTTATGGTGGTACTAAATCGGAGATGGAGAGGCTCCTCAAAGATGCCTCTACTCTTTCCGGGATGGATTATAACATTGATAATCTGGCTGATGTTTACAGTGCTATTCATACCATTCAGGAAAACCTTGATGTAGCTGGTACCACGGCAAGAGAAGCCTCTGAGACTTTCTCAGGATCTTTTCAGGCAATGAAAGCGGCGGCTACTAACCTGATGGGTAATCTGGCTCTGGGTAACACAAACGGATTAAAGGATAGTATAGCGGCTCTGGTAGATACAGCCGCTACTTTTGTTTTCAGTAATGCTATTCCTATGATCGTGAATGTGATTACAGCCTTACCGGGTGCTATACAGCAAGGCTTAGCTCAGGCGGCTCCTAAGATTAAAGAGGCTGGCTCTAACCTCATGAAAAACCTTGCTGAGGGTGTAATCAGTTTTGAAAAGCCCTCTATAGACAAGATCAAACAGAGTGTAAATAAGGCTGGAAACGGGGTAAAGGGTGCCACTAATACTATTAAGAAAAACCTTGAGTATACGGTAAAAGGAGGAGATACCCTCACAAAGATAGCTAAACAGTACGGTACTACGGTAGATGATCTGGTAAAGGTCAATAACATAGCTAACCGGGATCTGATCAATGTGGGGCAGAAACTTCAGATACCGGGACAAGAGCAAACTATCAGTGCTCCTAAGATGGAGACAGATACAGGTACAGGCTCAGTACCAGCCCCGGATACCTCAGCGGTAGCTACAGCTTTTGCTACAGTACAGGGGCTTTTAAGCTCTCTTATGACTCTGGGACAAACAGTGTTTAGCACTTTCTCAGGGATTGCATCCACGGCGGTATCAGAGGTAGAGAATGTATTACCTCACATTATCACGGCGGCTACAGCGGTGAGTGATGGGATAGCTCCTGTAGTAGAGGCTTGGGGAGGCTACATAGAAAGCATTATCCCCATTGTAGGAGGGGTAGCAAGTGCTGTACTGGATGTGGTTACAGCGGTAGCCCCGGCTTTCTCTGCGGCTGGTACAAAGATTTACAATGCTGGTACTAAGATAGCCAATGCTGTAAATAAGCATATGCCTACTATACAGGCTATCATAGGCTCTGTAGCTCCGGTGGTGAGTATGCTTATGACTTTCTTAGGGACAGCTTTTGAGGCGGCTGGTACCGTGATAGGCTCAGCGGTGGATATGATCTTTAATGTGATTGAGGCAGTATTCCCGGTGATCCAGCCTATTGTAACTGATGTATGGAACGCTATACAGACAGCCTTTAGTACCGCTGGCTCTTTCCTGAGTGCGGCGGCTGAGACTATCTCAGGCGTTTTCAATAATATTTCCACGGCGGTAGCTCCTCTCATGGAGCAAGCGGCTCCTTATGTGGAGGCGGCGTGGAATTGGATCAAAGAAACCTTTAGCATGGCGGTAGAGGCTCTCTCCCCAGTGGTAGATATCATAGGTACTATCATGGAGGGATTAAAGAGTGCATTTACAGCGGTGTTTAATTTCTTAGCTCCCTACATTCCTACTATCTGGAGTGTAATTACTACGGTATTCTCTGTAGCTGGTAGCGTGATACAGGGTATCATTTCCACAATCGGTACCATTCTGGGCGGTTTGAGAGATGGCTTTACAGCCGTTTTCAATTTCTTAGCTCCTTATGTGGCTGTGATCTGGAGTGTGATTACTACTGTATTTAGTGCCGCCTCCAGTGCTATCTCCGGGGTGGTGAGTGCTATAGGTGGAGTGATTGATACTCTGAGTAGCATTTTCTCCGGGGTATTTAGTGCTATCTCCGGGGTAGTATCAGCGGTATGGGGAGTTATTACAGGAGACTTTGATACAGCAAGCTCCGGGATCTCCGGGGCTGTATCCGGTGTATCTGGTGTAATTGATACCCTGAGCGGTGTTTTCTCAGGTGTATTCAGTGCTATCAGTGGAGTGGTTTCTACTGTATGGAGTGCTATTACTACAGCCTTTGATACCGCCTCAAGTGCTATCTCTGGTGTGGTATCCGGTATATCTGGATTTATCAGTACCTTGAGTGGTGTTTTCTCCGGGGATTTCTCCGGGCTCTCTGGTGTGGCTGAAACCGTATGGACGGGAGTAAGTACAGCCTTTGAAACAGCCTCCACAGCTATCGGTACCGTGGTAAGCGGTATAGGTACTGTAATAGGCGGCATTGCGGCTACTTTCTCAGGTGGCTTAGATGGGCTTGCTGGGGTAGCTGAAACAGCATGGACGGGAGTAACAACGGCTTTTGATACCGCAAGTACAGCCATAGGTACAGCGGTAGAGGGTGTAGGTACGGTGCTGGGCGGTATAGCTGGTAGCTTTACGGATGCCTTATCTGGTATCCCGGATGCTGTAAGCGGTGCGTGGGAGCTGATCTCAGGTGCCTTTGATACAGGAGCCAGCCTTTTAAGTACGGCTCTTGAGGGTGTAGGATCTGTGCTGGATGGCATAGGCTCTACAGTAACCTCAGCTCTTGAAAGTGTGGGATCATTTATCTCAGATGCTTGGGGCGGTATCGTGGACTTTTTCACGGGCGGCTCTGAGGATACTGGTGAGGGTGTACCCACGGCTGAGGCTAACATGGAGGCTTATGATCAGGTATTCTCTCAGCTTGAGGGGATGGCTCCGGGGGTGGAGAGCTCATGGAGTGCCATAGGTGAGGCTTATGGCTCTGGTACTGAGAGTATGAGTACCACAAATACTACTATCTCTACACTCCTTACAGATCTGAGTACCTCATTTACTACAGCCTTTACCGGGATCAATACGGAACTAACAACGGCTAAAACAAATATGAGTACCGCCTTTACAGGTATGGGTACTCTTATGACAAGCCTTAAAACAGGGTTTACTACAGCATGGACAAGTATTGGTACTGTGTTTACCAGCTCCAGTACAGGGATCTCTACAGTGGCTACATCAATGGGAACCACTCTGAGTACCTTACAGAGTAATTTCTCCACGGCTATGAGCGGCATTTCTTCAAGCTCAAGCTCTGGATGGAGTAGTACCACAAGCTCCTTTAGCTCAGCAAGTAGTAGCCTCTCAGGTCACGCAAGCACTATTAAGAGTACAGTGAGCTCCTTAGCAAGTGCTTTCGCCTCTGGTATGGGCTCCATTGCCTCCAGTGCCTCCAGTGCGGCGGCAAGTGTGGCAAGTGCGGCGGCAAGTATAGCCAGCTCCATATCAAGGGCTAAAGCGGCGGCGGCAAATATGCCCTCCGGGGCTGGTGCTCCCCGTGCTATGGGTGTGGATCGTGTGCCTTATGATAATTACCTGATCAGAGCTCATGAGGGTGAAAAACTCCTCACAAAGAGAGAGGCTAATGAGTATGATGAGGTAATGAATACCAGAGGGGTACCGATGGTATCAAGGGCTATGGGTACGGGTGTTGTCCCGGATGATAATACTCCTATCATGGCTCATGAGGGTGAGAAGCTCCTCACGGCTCAGGAAACCAGACAGCAAGAGAGCGGTAATACCGGAGGCTTTGATTTCTCAGGAATGGTGATCAATGTGGCTGGTAGTATCGTGGGTTATGAGGGCTTAGAGGATCTCACAGATAATGTAGTAGAGATCATGGCAAGAAAGTTTAACAAGATTGCTATGAACAGAGCATAAGGAGGAGCCTATGGAGATATGGTTAAAACATAATAACAGTGATCAGATCCTCCTCCCGGTTACTCCTGAGGAGTTTAGTATCACTGAAAAGAGCGGTAATACTACAGTAGTTATTAACAGCTTGGGTGAAATCAATCTGTTAGGTAAGAGGGGGCTTAAAGAGGGCTCCCTCTCCTCATTCTTTCCTAATCAGGCTTATCAGTTTGCTAAGGGTGGCTATTACACAAAAAAGGTGAGGCATACTCAAACTGAATGGACAATCTTACCACTCTATACATACAGCAAAAAGCGGAAAAGGTATGTAGTAACCTACAGGAGAGTACCTCATACAAGGGTATATTACACAAACAAGAAAGTAACTATGAGTGTGGATAAGCCCTTTACCTTTGTGAATAAGATTTTAGGGTGGAAAGAGAAAGGAACTACAGTAAGGCTCCTGATCGGTAAGAAAATCAATATTCTGGTATCCATTGAAACTTTTGAATATGGTGAGCAAGATGGTACAGGAGATGTGTATTACACTATCACCTTTAAGGAATACCGGGAGATTGAGCTGATTAAGAAGCCCACAAAGAAGAAAAAGAAAACCACAAGCAAAAAGAAGAAAAAGAAAAAAGCGAAAACCAAAAAGAGAAAGAGCAAAAAGAAGAAAACACAGAAAACCTATACAGTGAAATCCGGGGATTGCCTTTGGAATATTGCAAAGAAATTTTATGGGAATGGCTCTCAGTATACAAAGATTTACAATGCAAACAGAGGCAAGCTCAAAAATCCTAACCTGATCTATCCCGGTCAGGTTTTAACTATTCCGTAAAGGAGGGCTGAGTGTGAAAGTATGGTGGACAAAATCCAAAGATATCACTCAGTATGTTACCTCTATTGAGTGGAGTGGTGGAAAATCACAGGTAGCCCGGAAACTGGTAATCAAGGTAGCAAATGCTCCCTATGATCCTAACTTTAAGATCCTCAATATACCCCTGAAAGATGCTCTGTACCTTATCTCAGATGATGGGAAAACAGAGTATTTCAGGGGTTTTGTGGTAGAGAGGGAGAGGCTGAGTAAAACAGGTGAGATCACCTATACAGCCTATGATCTCCTCTATTACCTCACAAAGAGTCAAGCCACATATAACTTTAAGGGTAAAACCGCTGAGAAGATTACAAAGGTGGTATGTGATGATTTTAAGATCCCTACAGGCTCCCTCATGAAAACAGGGCATAAGCAAAAGCTCATTGTAAAGGATAAAAAGATCTATGATATCATCATGGCGGCTTATACTCAGGCAAAGGCTCATACAAAGAAACTCTATCAGATCAGAGCCTCTAAGGGGAAACTGAATGTGATAGAGTACGGCGGTATTATCTGTGAATACCAGCTCACTGAGGATACCAATATCTATCAGGCTGAGTACAAAGAAAGCCTTGATAAGATGATAAACAAGGTGAGGATCTATAATGATAAGGGAAAGCAGATCAGTGTGGTAGAGAATAAGAAAAACCAGCAATACGGTATTTTCCAGACTACTCACACAAAGAGCAAGGATAAAAATGCAACGGCTGAGGCAAAGGCTAAGCTCCACGGGATAGATAAAACCGCTACGGTACAGGCTGTAGGTGATCATATGATGGATGCTATCTCAGGGAACGGGGTTTATATCAAAGACAAGGCTACAGGATTATCCGGGCTCTTTTGGATCAATGCGGATACTCATAAATGGTCAAAGGGTGCTCACACAATGGCTCTAACCCTTGAATTTAAGAAAGCTATGGATACAAAGGAGGTGTAAGGCATGGAAAATGCTGAGGAATTTTACTCCTCAATCATGGATAACATGAGGAGTGAGGGAGCTCATGATAACCCGGAAACATTGTATATAGGTACAATGCTCAGCTCAAACTCTGTAGAGATTGACGGGCTCAAGCTCACTGAGGAGGATATCCTCATAGCTGATTACCTCAAAGCCGGGTACTCTATGCCGCTTGTTACCCCCTATGTATACAATAGCAATTTCAATACAAGCGGCTCAGTAAAGAGGAGTGGCTCAGGGCTTAAAAAGGGGGATCTGGTAGCGGTTATGAAATGTGAGAACAATGATACCTATGTAATTCTATGTAAGGTGGTGAGTGCATGAGTGATACAGGCGGCTTATTCCCGTTTGATGATACAGAGGATTTTGATGAGGAGATCAATGATCTTGAGGAGGATGATGCTGAGGATTATATAATCCGGGATTTTGAGATTGACTGGGATACCATGACTCTCACAGGAAACATAGTTGAGGGGCTGGATGCTCTGGTAATGTGGGCTCAGAACGCTCTCAGAACAGAAAGATATGAGTGGACTATCTACTCATGGGATTTTGGAGAGGAGTACACAGATCTCATAGGGCATACATACTCACAGGAGTACCTTGAAAATGAGTGTGATAGGATGATTACTGAGTGCTTACAGGAAAATCCTTACATTCAGGGTATTGATGATCTTGTTGTAACTGTGGAGGGGGATCACCTCTCCATACATTTTACCTTAATAACTGATCTGGGGGAGGTGGAAATGGATGTATGAGGATCAGACTTATGAGGCGGTAATGGATAGGGCTATAGAAAATGCCAGAGATGATATTGATACTACAGAGGGATCAATCTTTTTCTCAGCTCTGGCTCCAGCGGCTCAGGAATTTGCCATACACTACATTGAGTTGAATGGCATAGTTGAGCAAGCCTATGCTGATACCTGTGATAGAGATCACCTCATCCTCAGATGTAAGGAGAGAGGTATAGTACCGTATGAGGCTACTCTTGCGGTGCTTAAAGGTAAATTCAATGTGGATATAGGGCTGGATCAGAGGTTTTCTCTGGATGAGCTCAATTATATCTCAGTAGAGTTTATTGAGAGTGCTGAGGAGGACGGTGTAACCTATTACTATTATCAGATGGAGTGTGAAACCGCTGGTACTGATGGTAATAAACACTTTGGAGAGCTGGAGGCTATTGATTTCATTGATGGGCTGGAGGTTTCTGAGCTTACTGAGCTTTTGATACCCGGTGAGGATGAGGAGGATACTGAGGTACTCAGAAACAGGTACTATAACTCCTTTGAAACAGCTCCCTTTGGAGGCAATAAGAAAGATTACCGGGAGAAAACTAATGCTCTTGCCGGGGTAGGTGATACAAAGGTTATCCCTGTATGGAATGGAGGAGGGACGGTAAAACTCATTATCATTAACAGTGAATTTGAGAAAGCCTCTCAAACTCTTATCAATGCGGTACAGGCGGCTATAGATCCTACTCAGGATGGTAGTGGATCTGGGATAGCTCCTATAGGGCATATAGTAACGGTGGTTACTGTAAGAGATGTAGCGGTTAGGATCACTACTAATCTGGTGTACTCTGAGGGGTATTCATGGAACCGCCTCAAGGATGCCATAGAGGAGGCTATGGAGGATTACCTCTTAGAGATGAGAAAAGACTGGGCTAACCAGTCTTATTTAGTTGTAAGAATAACTCAGGTAGAGGCAAGGCTCCTCAGGATTACAGGTATTGTAGATATCAGCAATACAAAGATAAACGGGGTAGCGGATAACCTCACTCTTGAGGGGGATCAGATCCCCGTACTTTCATCTGTAGGGGAGGGGTAAGCATTGAGAGATTATAAATCACTGATTTATCAATGGATCAAGCCTCTTAGAAAAGTAAAAGAGTTTCAGGAGATAGCAAAGGTAGAGGATATAGAGTTTCTGAGGCTGTATGGGCTCTCAGAGAGGGCTCTTTCCAATATGTTTATAGAGTATGCAGATGAGGAGGGTATTTCCCGGCTGGAGAAAATTACGGGGATCTATCCTGATATCAATGATACTCTGGATGCCCGGAGAGCCCGGTTATACCTCTACTGGAATGAGAAAGAGCCGTACACAGAGGAGGAGCTCAGAAACAGGCTTATTACTGTTTGTGGGGATCTGAGCGGCTTTGATATCATCCCGGATTATCCTAACTATGCTATTGAGATACTCACAAGGGTAGGGGGCTATGGTGTATTTGATGAGATCACCTCAATGCTTGATTACTTTCTCCCGGCTAATCTGGAGCTCAATCTACACAATGAGCTTGAGGAGGAGAGCTCCTCCAATGTTAGCTTAGCTGTAGGCTCAGCTATGTGTATGAGTTATGAGATAACCAATGATGTAAACGCTGATTACTCTCAGGCTTTAAGAGTAGCTCCGGGTATGGTAGCGGCTGAGGCTATGGTAAGTGAGATAACAAATGATATTGAGGGTGCTTACAGCTCTGATATCCCTGTAAGAGGCGGTATAGCGGCGGCTGGAGCCTTTGATCTCACGGTAACTAATGATATCAATGTTTCAAAAACGATTGAGGGAACTGATCATAACATGGGCGGTATGGTGAGTACCTCAATGGTAATAAATGCTTAAAAGGAGGATGATGAACATGGCACAATTCAAAACAGCGGTAATTACCACAAAAGGTATTGCCCTGATGGGTAAGGTGATGAGGGGACAAACAGCCCTGAATTTTAGTAAGATCTGTACCTCTGATACCACTTACACGGATAGCCAGCTTGCTAACCTTACAGCTCTTTCAGGGATTAAGCAAACGGCTCAGATTGCCAGTGTAACCCGTCAGAATGACGCTACAGCAAAGGTGAGTACCTCTTTCAGTAACCTGAGCCTTGCCTCCGGTTACTATGTGCGTACTATCGGCTTGTATGCGGTAGATCCCTCTGAGGGAGATATCCTGTACAGTGTTTGCATTGTAGATACCAGTGTAGCACAGCCTGATTATATGCCGCCTTACAATGGGGTAGGCGTTTCCAGCTTGCTGATTAACATGGTTACTACTGTAGGCAATGCGGATAGCGTAACGGTAACGGTAGATCCAGCGGCGGTAGCTACTGTATCTCAGATTACTGATTTACAGGATCAGGTAGATGATCTCAAGGGCTATGTAGGCTACATGGATGATGAGATCTATGGTGTTGAGGTGGATTTCAAAAACAAGAGATTTACCCGGCTGGCTGGTGCTGAGGGTCAGAGTGCTGGTACATTCTTTGATAATCTTTCCCCGTGGGGAGGTAGAAAGAGATGTATGCTTTCTGATGATGGCTACATTCTGGGCTACTATGGGGATGCTTGGTATACAGAGGGCGGTAAGCTCAATCAGGCTGTAAAGATTGAGATCAAAGCCGCCTCCGGGGATACTGAGGCTGAGTACAAAACTTTCCCGGTAGGTACCCCGGTACAGGTCATGGTAAAACAGCCTAAGATCTGGGTAAAGGTTGTACCGCTTACCCTTGAAAAGGCTAAGTATGGTAGAGGGATGCAGATGAAGAAAGCCCGGTATTATGTCTCTACCACTCCTAAGCCCGGTTTTGTGGTACCTGAGGTGTTTAAGGCTAAGAATGGCAAGTATCAGGATTACATTTTCCTGAGTGCCTTTAAGGGATCTCTGTATGATGTGAGTGCAAGTGCCTATCTCTTAGAGGATGAACAGGTAGCAGATTTCACGGCTGATACAGGAGATAAGATGTGCTCCATTGCCGGGGCTAAGCCTATGAGCGGTAAAACTCAGAACCTTACCAGAGCAAACAGTAGAGCACTGGCAAAGAACAGAAATGCCGGGGTAGAGAGTGATAATACCGCTGGAGGTGAGGGCTGGAGACAGCATGATATTTTTGCTATGAGTGTTACTCAGATCCTTGCACTGGTAGAGTATGCTACTTTTGATGTACAGAGTGCTATTGGTATGGGTGTATGCTCCCTTACTGATGATGGAGCCTCTAACCTTGCTATCAATAACGGTAGTACCTCCAGCATGGGTAATAACTCAGGCTCAGCGGATGATACCAGTGATGGTAGGCATGGAGTTACTTACAGAGGTGAGGAAAATCTATGGGGTAATATCTGGACTTGGCTGGATGGTATTAACATTGAGAGTAAAGGTATCCAGAATATCTATCTTAACCCGGATTACAGTACATGGGCTGATAACACGGCTGAGAACTATGAGGATAGCGGCTTTACCGGAGCAATGGGTAACGGTTATGTGAGTGCTTATGGATGGAATGATAAGTACCCCTATATCATGTATCCTACAGAGTGCTCAGGATCGGATAGGCTCCCTGTAGGTGCTTACCATTATCAGAACGCTCAGGCTAATCAGTGGTGTGTGTGCCTTCTTGGCGGTGGTTGGGATTACGCTCGGAGGTGTGGCTGGTATCTGTCTTGTAGTAGTGGGTCGGGTACTCGGGGTCGTACTGTCGGCGGTCGGCTCTTGTATGTACCTCAGGCAGATAAGCCTAAGTACCTGTATCCTGATGCTATTGCGGCATAAGGTATTTTCTCAAAACTAAATAACGGTAATGGAGGGCGGTTTTCACGATATA